AGTCTGTCATACAAATTGTCCTCAATCGCTTCTTCAGTGATTGCGAAAGCAAGTGCTACGGTATTATGAGTGTATCTAGCTGTGAAAGTTTCTTGCGCATTGTCAAATACAACTGCAGATCCTTCCGGCTTGATTTCCGCGTTAGCGAAACCTGATAACATTACTTCCTCTTCGAAAGCTCTGTCTGAAGTTTCAGTATCGAAAATTTCAAGATGCTGATTCTCGTATCTTTTATATTCCAGGCCGAATAGTGCATTCAATCCTGGCTCTAGTTCTTTAACTAGTTGTCCTCTAGAAATAGCCATAATTTATACTCCTATATTCCTGTTAATTGTTTGTAGAAATGATTGTTAACAACTGCTGTAACAACAACGTTTGTAGCGTAAGTTGTAACATTTGTTAATTCATTGTTGAAACCTTTTGCGATTCCAACGATACGTAATTGACTAGTGTCTGTCGTACCTACGTTGTCAGTATCAATTTCAACTTTAGAAACATAGTTTGCTGATGAACCAGCTGTGTAAACTATATTTGCGTTTAAAAAGATATCTGCAATTGGTAGATCCGAACTAGCTTGTACTTCGTATCTCTCATAAGGGTCGTCACTAACATAGCCTACAATGTCAGTAGCAGTGTTTGAAGCCGCTAGATTGTTTGCCCATGTTGGTTTTTTAGTTGAAGAGTTCGTAAAGAAAACTCCGTTTAGTGAACCCAATATTTTCACGTTAGTTGTAGAAACTACACCAATGTATCCTGTGTTCAAAGCTTGAACTGGATCGTTTTGGTATATTGCTGAACTATTCGCTGCAATATTATATTCACTTAAACCTTGAGCATCTCTATTCTGTCCAACTTTGCCTATCGGTAATAAACCGAAAGCTGCGTCTGCGTTAGCCATAGTTTTATCCTTGTTTAAGTTTTTATTTACTTTGTTGATATCACAAAAAAATTATTTTTTGTTTGTACCACCAAAAGTTACACGAGTTTGCCTCTCACTATTGATTGGCATACTTGGGTGCTGATCCTTGTAAACATCGTTGTTAATAGCGTCTTCACGCTCTTTAGTTCGTTTTGCAAAATATGCATCACGAGCTTCTGCGATTTCTACAGGTATCCTTGCCAGCGCAAGGCCACCATGCCCGATTACTCCCGCGTATTTTCCTTCGCCTATCGTTGAATAAGTTTCACCAGGGTATTCATCGGATCTAACCAATTCCCATCCTGATCTTAATTTACTTGAAACGTTTTTAGTGTCATCCTGACCTAAAATTTCAAGCCTTATCCATCGGTGTTTAAAACCGTCCTTAGGGCGCGGTGCATCTAAACTTGATGGTGGAGTCCAAGTTGTAGGTCTCTTTTCAGTAGTCCTAGTTTGGCTCGCACGTGGGGTCTTCATTTTTTCGTTTTCCATATGCCTATACCTCCTTCGTGATATTTAATTGTTTCGCATATTCTTCTAATGGCACTCCTAATTTTTTAGCGATTGCAACTTGAGAAGGTGTGAGTCTCACAGTTTTGCGACCAGGTTTTACACTTCGCTTCGCTGAAGCTACTACTTGTGTCGGTCTGATCGTTTCCGTTGTTGCTATCTTATCAAATTTATGCGGAAACTCAAGTCTTATTCTTTTATCAATTTCCGTATAATATTCGTCACTTGAAGCATCATATCCTTCATCATCTACAAGCTTTTTATGTATGTCAAAAGCCGTATAAGTCATAGCTGAATCAGAACCAAACCACTTGTTTTTAGCTCCCCAAGACTCTGCTTTGGGATCTGGTCTCAATTCTTGTTCAGTTGATCTATTAAGATTAATGTTAGGTTGTACTTGTTGTTTTGGAGCATTTTCATATGCTGCCTTAACATCTAATAACCTTGCTTCTTCATAACCAAGTTTAGCTATTTCTCTTTGAGCATCTACTTCAGCATTTATATCTTGAGCTTCTCTTGCTGCTGCAAGTTTAGCTTGTGCTGCTTGTAGGCCTGAAGAAATTCTCGCCTCTCGATCCTTAACACTTGCTCCTTCAAGAGAAGAATATCTTTTAAGAGTTGCCTCTTTTTCTTCTTTTTGAACTCTTGCAAAATGTAAAGCTTCTTCTTTTTGACGTTCTGCTTCTCTCCATTTTTTTGTAAGTTTAGCAATTCGTCTTTGCACATCTTTACTATAATCTTCTAATTCGTCTTTCTTTGTTTCTGTCTTCTCGTCGCTCGTCTCTTGTGACGAGGTGCTAGTGGCTTGTGACTCGGTTGCCACTTTTGCATCACTAGGCTTCTCAGCTTTTGGAGCTGCTTCTTGTTCAACAGTTTCAATTACCTCTGATTCAGGATTAGATGTATCTTCTAACTCAACATCAACCTCTGGTCCAGATGTATCTATGTCAACTGTCTTTGCATTTTTGTCTTCTGGCATAGTTTTCTCCTATGTTTATATATAGTGAAGTACAGATTCAGGATCAGGAATTGTTCCTAATACTTCATCATCGTTTAATATACGAACTTCACCGCCCTCTATTGGTAATCTCGAGCCCGCGTAGCGAGCGAAGATAACCCAATCTTTTTCTTTACACCATGGTCCCGTTGGATATTTTTCTTTATCAAAATATGCAAGAGGTCCAATTTTTAAAACATAACCACAATTAGTAGCTATCCTTAAACGGTCTAATGATTCTTGTGCAATAATTAATCCACCAGATGTTTTTTCTTTTGGTGTGAATGGTAATACTAATATTCTCCAACCACTTGGTGTTGGTAACTCATCAACTACAGCTTTTATATTTTCTGGATTTAATGGTTCTTTAGTAGGTTCAGCTGTCTTAGCTTCTTCTTTATATTTTTCTTCAAGACCTAGGTTTATCTTTGGTATTTCCTTTTCCGAGGTCGATAACGTTTCCTTTTTCATCGTTTTGCTCCTTCTTATTTAGCAGGTTAGAGATTTCCTGAATTACTGTTTGGTAGGCATTTGCCTGTCCTTGCATATACTTGTATTTCTCCATACTGTCAACTGTTCCAGATATCATAGCGTCACCGATGTTTTGGTAAGAATCTCTGATAAATTTTTGAAGTTTACTTATAAATGTTACGGCGTCCATAGTCTTTCTCCTTTGTTAGTTATATTAACAATTCCACTTACGTAGAGATTTATTAATTCTTGAGTTAGGATCTCTTGCAGTTTTTGCAGAGGTCAATCTTTTCTTCATGCCAGACATTCTAGCACAAAAAGACTTTCTTCTATTAGCAGCTTTTGAACCCTTTTTCAACTTACTGGGTTTAGTTGTTACTGCCATTGATAATTTAGATCCAGGATTAGCAGCTCTATAAGATGCAATACCTTTTCTATTTAAACCACCTTCTGGATTCTTACCTTCTTTACGTTGCCATGCTGGAGTTTTACCACCAGATGCCATCATTGCTCTACCTTGTCCTCTTAATGCAATATCACCCATTATATCATTCCTTTATAATATTTTGAATAAGATGGATTATTTAGTGTTACACCATCATAAACAGAATTTATTGCTGGCCCAATATAACCACCATCTGCAGCTCTTTTTCTTTTGGTAAATGTTGCAACATTTTTAGGTTTAGGTCCTGTATTTCCTGCAGCTCTTTTTCTTGTGACTGCAGAACGTCTTTGACCTTCTGACATTGACCTAGCTTTTGCAAGTGGTACACATTTTGGATAGCCTTTTCTTTTTTCTCCTTTTGATCTTCCACAAGGAGCATAAGATCCATCTTTTCTTTTAGATCCAATATCTACCCATTTTTCAGAAACCCATTTTCTTAAACTCATATTAATATTTTTTGGTAACTTTTCTTCTGTTTTCCATTACATCACCACAACCTTTGGCGATTCCACCTTGTTCATAGTTGGATCTTTCTTTTCTTTTTTGTGATTTATTTTTACCACCTGGAGTTACTTTACCAGAACAAACAGCACTCGCGTACATGTTTGCGTACGCGCTCGGGTACACTTTAAATTTTCTTTTAGCTGCTGCTTTTCCTCTTGGGCAAAGTTTAGCCATTACTTTTTCTTCTTAGACATACCAGCTTCTGAAAGTGCAATTGCAATTGCTTGTTTTCTAGATTTTACAACTGGTCCTTTTTTACCTGAATGTAATTTTCCTTTTCCAAACTCTTTCATAACTTTACCAACTTTAGCTTGACCACCTTTTTTCATTTCTTTAGGTTTTTTATCTTTGTTTCCTATAATAATAAGAATACCTTTTTTGGCCTCACCACCTTTTTTAAAAACACCTCTACCTTTTAAAACGTCAGCTCTAGTAACTTTACCATCACCTGTTAAATCAGGAAATGCTTTTCCGCCTTTTGCTAAACCAACTCTAACAATTCCTCTTCCTCTTAAAGATATATCACCCATTATCTTTTTCCCTTCATCATTTTGCCTTTTTTATCTTTAGACATTTTAGCAGTTAACATATCAGCTTTTTTAACAGATCCACCTTTTTTAAAAGCAGCTTTCTTACCTTTAACAGCAGCTCCACCAACTTTAAAATCTGGTCTTGGTCTTATTTTATAATCGTTTCTCATTTTTTATCCTATCCGTTTTCTTGTTCTTTGTTTGCCGGTTTATTTGCCATAGTGCGTGCCACCGATTCTGCACTTCGTCCCACAACGTAACCTCCCAGACCAATTTGTAAAAGGGTCCATACGTCTCCTGGAAGTTGTATAGTTATAGAAGCTTTAAAAAAAAATAATATAACAGGTCCTAATACATAATTCCAGACTAAGATAAATATTAATACATACATCAATAATGGTCTCCAACTTGCTGAAAACCAACCAGCTTTTGCTTCAGCTTCCACTATTTTTGCTGCTGCTTGTAATTCTGCTGTATTAGATTGTAGTAATTGTGTTTGTAATTGTGCTTTTAATTTTTCTTGAAGATCTTTATCAGGAACTGACTTTTCAATTGTGTTAAATAAGATTTTTGCGAGAGGTGCTACAGCTCCTAACATTTGAATCATGACTTAATACCACTTCGCTGATCTTTTTTTCTCTGAAAGAATACTTCCTTGACCTTGAACTTCTTGAATTTGAGTTTCATTCGGCTTAGACATTTCAATGTCTACTCCACCAACTAGATATCCTTCTGCGTTAGTGTACTTTGAATGATTAGTATCCACTTTAACTTTAGAATCTTTAGTAAAAGTTCTTTTTGCGTTTGCTAATTTTTCATTTTGTTTTTTCATAGCCTTTTATACCTCTTTTTTATCTATTTGGAAATCTATTTTTAAGTTGAGCAGATAAA